GCACTGGACAAGACAAACTTGACAAATATCTTTCTGGTTCAGGAGATTATTCAATAAAAGCAGCAATTGAATCAGATCGTACTCTTGGTGGAGAAGTTGATACACTTAGAGTTACTTCAGCTCAATCAGGAGTTTATCAAGCTGCTGACGTTGAATATCTATCATACCGATATCAAGTAACGATATACGGAGAAGGAGCATAATGTCATATACAATAAAGTCCGATAACTTTGTATTCGGAAACAAGAAAAAAGGTGACCAGATCACCGAAAAAGAATTACTTGATGCCGGTTGCAACCCTGAAGCACTAATTAAGGGTGACCATTTATCAGGTAATGTCCCAACCAAACCAGCAATAGAAAAAGGAGCGGACGAATAATGGCCCGTTTAGTTCTTACCAACGCATACATAACAATCAATTCAGTTAATCTTTCTGACCACATTGCTAGTGTTACTTTAACAACTAATGATGATGTTATTGAAACAACTGCATTTGGATCAACTGCACGCACGCGCGTTGCTGGACTTGGAGATAACTCGGTTGCTCTTGAGTTCCACCAGGACTATGCAGCAGCTAACGTCGAAGCAACAATTTATCCACTACTTGGTAACACAACAGCAGTTGTAGTAAAGCCAAATGGATCAACAACAGCAGCCGATAATCCTTCTTACTCATTTACAGCTTTAGTTTCAGAATGGACTCCTTTGAACGGAGCTGTTGGAGAACTTGCAACTGCATCAGTAACTTGGCCAATCAGCGGTGAAGTAACAAAGGCGGTTTCATAATGGCACGTATCGTTTTAACTAATGTTGCTGTTACTTTTGGAGCAACTGATATTTCATCTTATGTTACTTCTGTGACTTTAGGATCTACATACGATGTTGTAGAAACTACAGCTTTTGGTAATACCGCCCGTACTCGCGTTGCTGGTCTTGCAGATAATAGTGTAACTTTTGAGTTTAATCAAGATTACGCAGGAGGAGCTTTAGAAGCAACTGTATATCCAACACTTGGAACAGCAGTTTCAATAACAGTTCGTCCAGTTGCTGGATCGTCACCTGCATATAGTTTTAGCGCATTAGTTTCAGAATGGACACCATTAAATGGTGCCGTTGGTGAACTTGCAACTGCATCAGTAACCTGGCCAATTAGTGGTACAATCACTAAGTCCTAATCTAACAAGGGGGAAATCATGGATGGCTTAGCAATAAAAGTAAAAACAACAGATGGACTTGAAGCGTCATATAAGTTGACGCCTAGAGTCATCGTTGCATTTGAACAACAATTTGGTAAAGGTTTACCAAAATTGATTGGTGAAGAACAACGAATTGAACATATTTATTGGCTTGCTTGGAAATCTATGCAAGTTGGTGGAATTGTTGTAAAACCATTTGGTCCAGAATTCCTAGATACAATTATCAGCGCAGAGTTGGACTCAGACCCAAATTCCGAATCCACCGTGAAAGCTTAACGTATAACGTTGCAGCAATTGCGGTGGAGACAGGCATTTCACCAATAGATTTGCTAGATGCTCCTGATGGTATTTTAGAAGCTATTCTAGCCTATCTCAAAGAACGGGCAAAAGGTAGTTAAATGGCAGAAGAACAAGCAATTATTTTAACAGGTATTGAACCTACTCTCAGAGCTCTAAAACAGTTTGATAAAAAAGCTGTAACAAAGTTCAATAAAATAGTCAATACTGAATTAAATAATGCTGAAAATGCTGCTCACCGTTTAGTTGATAGTATTCAAAGTAGAACTACGGACACACCAATGCGTAATTGGAGATCTACTCAAGCAATAAATGGACGTACATGGGGCGGAGCTGGTTGGCCTGCATGGGATCGTTCAACAATAAAAGAAGGTATTAAAAAAAGCAAAAGCCAAAGAAGAACTCGTGGTGATTATACTACTAGTGCCGGAGCTTTGTTAAACACTTCTGATGCTGGTAAAGTATTTGAACTTTCAGGACGTAATAAAAAGAGTGGATCATTTATTGAAAGACTTAACTGGTTTGGTAAGGCTTCTCGTCTTGTCTGGAAAGTTGTAGATAAAGAACGACCACGTATTGAGAAAGTAGTAGAAAAAGCTTTAGAAGACGCAAAACGTGAATTACAAAATCATCTTAATGTAGCGGGAAAGGCAGACTAAAATGGCAGTAGGTGCAGTAGTCGCCCGGATCCTTACCCAATACTCTGATAAAGGCACTAAAGCCGCTATCAAAGACATTAGTAAGATGGAAAAAAGATTTGGCGATTTTGCAAATAAAGCAGCAAAAGCTTTTGGATTAGCCACTCTTGCAGCGGGAGCATTTGCTGTAAAACTTGGCAAAGATGCTGTCCAAGGTGCAATGGAAGATCAGAAACAACAAGCTGCTTTAGCGCTTGCTTTAACTAATACAACCAATGCAACAAGAGAAGCAATTGCCGCTAATCAAGATTATCTAGATACACTTGAATTACAAGTTGGAGTAGATAATAATGAGTTAATACCTAGCCTTCAAGTATTAGTACAAGCAACTAGAGATTTAACACAAGCACAAACTTTGCAACGTCTTGCTCTAGATGTCTCGGCTGGCAGTGGAAAAGATCTAGCAACCGTATCTATTGCTTTAGCAAAAGCGGTCGGTGGAAATATTTCAGCCTTAACAAGACTAGGTGTTCCTTTAGACAAAGCCGCCGTAAAATCTGGAGATCTACAAACTGTACTTAATAGTCTTGCTGATACATTTGGTGGACAAGCAACAGAAAGATCTAAGACATTTGAGTTTCAACTCAAAAAATTACAATTAGGATTTAACCAATTATTAGATCAAATTGGTTATGCACTTATACCATTTTTACAGAAGTATGTAAGCATTATACAAGAAAAGATTTTGCCAGCACTTTCTAAATGGATCGAAGAAAATGGTGCTAAACTAGCAGGAGCATTTAAGACTGCAATAAGTTATGGCGTGGCATTCTTTAAGCTAGTATATGATTTATTTTCTTTTGTTGCCCGTAATTCAAAGGTATTTGCAGTATTAGGTGCAACAATAGTTGCTGCATTCTTTGGAGCTAAAGTTGCAGCTGCAGTCACTGCATTAGTTTCAGGAATTCAAGCGATTATCAAAGTTATGAAAGCATTGCGTACTGTTTCACTTGCATCTGCTGCCGCAACAGCATTAGCAACTGGTGGTGTTTCAGCCGCTGCTGGAGCTGCTGCATTTGCTGTTGCTCTAGGTGGAATCGCAGTGGCGGCAAATAAGTTTAATAAAGATTCTGATAAAGCTGCAGATTCACTTGGCAAGTTTGGAGCAGATCTAAAAGGGTTAAAACTAGATGCTAGTGATTATACTAATGGACTAGATAAAATTACTAGTGCTCAGAATAAACAAAATGACTCAACTAAAAAGGCTATAGATAATACTAAGTTATTAGCAAAATTGAGAGATCAATTTGGTATTAAAAAGATAGATTCAACTGATCCAATAACATTGGAAGCTGTAAGAAAAAATCTTGTAAAACAACGTCAACTAGGTCTTTCAAGTCCTACTATCTCATTGCTAGCTTCTGCTGGACATGGAAACATCGCTAGAAATACAACAATGAATGGTGGTAACATTACGGTTAATGTTGCTGGTTCTGTTGTTTCACAAGGTGATCTTGTAAATGGTATTAAGAACGGTCTTGCAACTCTTATGCGCCGACGTGGTGGCAGTCAGTTTGCGGTGCTCTAATGCCAGCAAATGCACCTACACTTACCGTTTCATTTAGTAACGGAGGAGCTTTTACCGCAGTCAGTGCTGATCTTTTGTTGTCGGTTGATATTCGCAGAGGCCGTCAATATCAAAATGACTTTTTAGAAGCTGGAACTGCTGATGTCGTACTAAATAATCAGTCAGGTGCTTTTGATCCAAGTAACACATCAAGTCCATGGTATGGAATTTTGATTGCAGGAATGCAAGTAAGAATCCAAGGCAATGGTATAACTATTTATACAGGCTTTTTAGAAAATAACGAAGTTAATCAAGGTATTTATCCAACAGTTTCATTGACATTTGTTGATGGCCTTGCACAAATTGCCAAAGCAATAGCGCCAGCATTAGCTGTAAGTGACTTTTCAGAATCAGCTTCAGCTAGAGCAACTAGAGCACTTGATCTTGCCGAATGGACTGGTGGACGTAGTCTTACGGGAACAACAGTTATGCAAAAGACAAAACAAAATATGAGTTGTCTTGAAATGCTAGAGCAATGTGCAAACTGTGTTGGTGGACGATTCTATGTAAGCCGATCAGGAGTTGCAACTCTTGTTCCTATATCTGACAAGTTTACTAGACCAACTAGATTACTATTTAGTGACCAAGGCGATGCAAACAGTGTTGGCTATGACGGCATTATTACTAATCCTGGAACTGATTATGTTTACAATGAAGCAATAGTATTTAGAGGTCCAAAGAAAGCTCAGAAGACAGCAAAGTTTACATCTAGTGTTGCCACATATGGACTTAAGTCTAAAAAACTAGATGCACCTATCCTAAATGAAACTAGTGCAGCAAATCTTGCTTTATATGCTGCTAGAAAAGATGCTGATGCTGTTGTACTAGCAGAACAAATTGACTTTACAGCAATCGGTATTGGCGCACTTGCAACCGATATGTTAGAAACAGAACTCAACGATCTTGTCCAAGTAAAGCGTTTAACTTATGATGGACGAAATATTACAATTAACTGTGTAGTAGAAGGATTAGCTCATTCTATAACTGCAGATAATTGGAGAGTTAGTTATTTTACATCCGTAGTTGACCCTTACACGATTACAATTTAGGGGGAGTAATGCCACTGTGTCCGCAAATCGTGATTACACCGATTACAGTTACTTCAACAGGTATGACTACAACATCTATCATTCCTATCGTTGCCGCAACAACAGAAGAGATAGATGAACTTCAAGTTGAAATTGACACCATTGAAGTATCTGTTAACGGCAAGAATCACATTTATCGACAAGCAACTGCTCCAGATGGATCTGTTTTTCCTTTAACAGAGGGCGATGTTTGGTTTGATACAGACGATGGAAACAAGCAATACTATTGGACTGGTACTGCTTGGGTTTCTGTGCAAGATCTTGGAATTGCAGCAGCAGAAGCTGGAGCGGCAGCGGCGGTAACCGCAGCGGCAGCAGCGGCAGCAGCGGCAACGGCAGCGCAAACAACTGCAGATGGTAAAAATAAAATCTACAGACAGGCCACAGCTCCAACTGGTACATTTGTTGTTGGTGATTTATGGTTTAACACTTCAGAAGATAATAAACCGAATCGCTGGAATGGTAGTGCTTGGGAAGCTTATGGTTTTGGCAACCTTGCTATTGGAAACCTTGACGCTGGAAAGATTACAACTGGTTTTCTAGCAGCAGGTCGCATACAAGCAGCATCCTTAGACGCCACAGTTCTTGTTGCAGGTTCAATTACAGCAGCACAAATCGCCGCAGAAACGATTACTGCAAGTAAAATTGCTGCAGGAACGATTACTGCAAGTCAAATTGCTACTAGCACTATTACAGCAACACAAATTGCTGCAGGAACTATTACAGCTGATAAAATATCAACTCGTACTATTACGGCTGACAAAATGGTTCTTTTTACTTTAACCGCTGATGAAATTGCATTTGAAACAATTACTGGAGCAGAAATAAAAGCAAACTCAATTACTGTTGACCGCTTAACCGCTGGTACTCTTACCGCTTTTACACTTCGCACTTCATCAGGCTCTCGCCGTGTGACAGTTTCAGCAGCTAACAACGCAATCTCATTCACAGAAGCCAGCAACGTAGTTGGTTGGGTTGGCCCTGCTTCAACATCTGGCGTGCTCATGCACTACGGCACTACTTTCAACGCAAACGCTACCACCTACCCACTTTGTTTTGTGTCATCGGGGTCTGCCATACTCGCACAGGCGTCAACTAGGTATTTAGAAGTCAACAGCCTCGGTGTAATCGCAAAAGGCGATTTGTACTCACCCGACAACTTCTACAACCAAGACACCACCACAACCACCAACGCTGCAAATACTTGGATGTCGGCCTCAACAGGTTTAACACGTCGAAGCACAGCATCAAGTCAGCGTTACAAAGAAGATATTGTTGATATTCGGACAGTTGCAGATTTAGATCCACAAAAACTACTTGCTTTACCTGTACGCGCTTTTAAGTATAAAGCAGATTATTTAGATTCAGCAGATGATAGATCTGGTTCATTACTACCTGGTTTTATTGCTGAAGAAGTAGCAAATATATATTCAATTGCAGCCGATCAGGTTGAAGGTGTTATTGAATCATGGAATGACCGTTATGTAGTTCCAGGTTTACTTGCCTTGATACAAGATCTTTATGCACGAGTAGAAATACTTGAGGGTAGCAATGAATAGTTACTCAGTTGGATTTAATAATGATGGTATTCTTATATTAGAACCTATTACAGCAATGGATAAAGATGAAGCTAAAATAAAAGCGCAACCACTTCATCCTGACTTAAATATTATATTAGTTAAATTAACAAAACAAGGGGGATAAAATGGACGACAAAACAGAACTAGACATCAATGTTGTTATTGCTGTACTAAGAGAGCAGATCGGTCTGCTAGCTCTAGACAAAGCAATGTTGACGGCTAGAGTGGGGGACCTCGAAAAAGCACTCAAGGAGAAGAATGACCGTGAATGACTGGGCTGCACTAATACTTGCGGTCATATCAATACTAGGTTCGTTTGTCATGGCCGTAAGATGGCTTGTAAAACATTTCCTAAATGAATTAAAACCAAATGGTGGATCTAGTCTAAAAGACTCTGTGACTAGATTAGAAACACAAATGGAATTAGTGATCCAAATGTTAACTAATAAAAAAGGAAACAAATGAAGCCGCTAGTTAAAGTAGCTTCACCTGCTGCTATTGCCGTTCTCCGTCAAGCAACAGCGTTATATCCAAAGCGAAAAAAATTATCAGATGGTTTGTTGCCTTCTTTAGCACATCAAAAAGCTAGTCCGAATTCTGACCATAACAGTGGACTTGCAGTGGACTTGACCCATGACCCTGCAAATGGTATTGATTGTGCTGTTATTTTTGAAAAACTTAAAGAAGATGAACGAGTTGAGTATTTAATTTTTGATAAAAAGATTTGGTCTAAAGCTAAGGCAAAACAAGGTAATCGTGCCTATACTGGCAGCAATCCACATACAAAGCATTTACACATAAATATTTATAACGACAAAGCTCAAGACACTAGTCCGTGGTTCTGGTGGATGAATCAACCTAAAATTACTAATCAAATACTAGCTAAAATTGAAACAATTCCTAAAAAACAAGCTTATAATAATCCTGACACATGTACTTGCTGTCCTGTCCACGGAAAGCAAGGAAAGGAAAAATAATGGAAACACTAAAGCAAGTTGCTCTTACTTGGTTTCGTGCAGCTGCCGCAGCGGCAATTGCATTGTACTTAGCAGGAGAAACTGATCTAAAAGTCCTCGGAACTGCAGCATTAGCTGGTTTTCTAGGTCCAGTACTTAAGTGGCTTGATTCATCAGCTCCTGAATTTGGTAGATCTAAGTAAATGACAAGTGCGGGGGACTTATCAAAAGCTATACAAGATCTTTTGAACAATCACGGTAAACAATTATGTGTTGTTGGAAAAATTAAATCAGAATTACTTCCATCTGATGCAGAAGCTTTAGAAAAATTGATTGAATCAAAAGTTACTATTGTCCAAATAGTGAATCTTTTAAGATCACATAATTTCCAATTAGGAAATACTGCAGTCACTGTCCATAGAAAAAAACAATGCCCGTGCTTTAGGAATTTATGACTCTGTCCGATGACGCAAAAAAACTACAAATTGAAGTAGATGAATCAGTTGCAGAATTGCGTCAGACACTTGTTAGAACTCAAAAAGAATTATCCAAAGCAAAACAGCGGACAGAAGAATTAGTAGAAGCCACAATCCAAGCATGCAAAGATGCAACTTTGGCTTTAGGACCAATGAAGCCGATAGAAGGTCCAAAGGTAGATAAACGCCGCAAAAGAGCAGAAGTTGCTTTATGGCATCTTACCGATTGGCAAGGAGCAAAAGTAACTCCTAGTTATAACTCAGAAATCATGAGAACTAGAGTTATGGACTTTACAATCAAAGCAACAAAAATTACTGAAATACAAAGACAAGACCATCCAGTCAATGATGTTGTAATCTGCTTTGGTGGAGATATGGTTGAAGGTCTTTTTAACTATCCTGCTCAATTGTGGGAAATAGATCTTAGTTTATATGACCAATACATAACAGTTAGTCGTTTAATTGTAGATGTTGTACGACAAGCATTGGCAGTTTACAACCATGTGACTGTTATTGCAGAATGGGGAAATCATGGCCGAATCGGAAACAAAAGAGCGGACGTACCGAAGTCTGATAATTTTGACCGTATGTGTTATGAGTTGGCTCGTCAGTTATTATGTTCTGAAGAAGCGACTGCTAAAAGACTGACATGGGATCCACGCCATGGTGTTGAAGATATTCAGCGCATTGAGATCGGCAACTATCGAGCTCTTCTTATGCATGGCGATGAAGTTGGTAGATCTGGTTTTGCTTCTCCGGCCGGATGGCAAGCAGCAGGAAACAGATGGAAAGCTGGAGCTTACGACTGGAACTTTCAAGACATATACTTGGGTCATTACCATCGTCATGCACAAGAACCGTTATCAGATGGTCTTGGATCAGTATATTGGACCGGTTCAACAGAGTCCGATAATAGGTACGCGCGCGACTCTATGGCCGCCTCAGGTGTTCCTTCTCAAAGACTCCACTTCATTGATCCCGAACGAGGTCGTGTCACTGCTTGTTATCAAGTTTGGTTAGACTAATGAATCGCAAAGAGATCTTAGATGAAGCAACACATTTAATTTATAACGATAGGCAAGCAGATTATGGAACTCCACAAGAGAACCATGACCGCATTGCAAAGCTTTGGAGTGTAGTTTTAGGCATTACCGTAGAACCTTGGCAAGTTGCATTATGTATGAATCAAGTCAAAGTTGCTCGATTAGTCCAATCACCTGAGAAATTAGATGGTTGGGTAGATGGTGCAGCTTATATGGCTATTGGCGGAGAACTGGCTACGGAGGAATAATGACAACACTCATTGCATACCAACATGATGACTATTGCATCATTGCTGCAGATACGCAAACAACTGGTTATGACATGAGAGCTGATTGTTCTCCTATGGGCAAAATTGCTGAAAATGGCAAATACTTAGTTTCTGCTGCAGGTTTAGTCCGAGGCATGAATCTGATCCAACATGCTTTTAATCCACCGGCGCCTCCAAGATCTAAAAATCTAGATAGATTTATGGTAACTCAGTTTGTGCCAAATCTACGTAAAACCTTTGGAATCTCAGGTTATGACATTAAGTCTGAAGGCTATCCATCATCGTTTGAGAATGATTTCATAGTTGCCGTCAATGGAACTTTGTACTTTATCGATGAAGTTTATGGATTAGAGAAGACAAAAGACAAGGTTTACACCACAGGAACAGGCGCCAAACTTGCTCTTGGAGCTGCTCATGCGCTAGGAATTGATGAAGCAGATGAATATGAAGAAGCAATCGAGATCTTAGAACAAGCGGTTAAAACAGCAATCCGATTCGATATCAATAGTGGTGGTCAAGTCCAAATAGCCTTACAGACAAAAGCTGGAAAAAATCACATTGCATTTCTAGATTAAAAGAAGCAAAAAAGAAGCCCCTGCCTTTCGGCAGGGGCTCTTTTCTTTTTGTCTTAGCGAACCATCTCCAAGACTCGATCTGAGAGAGATGTTCCTTGATTCATCATGAATCGCTCACCAGCTGCAAAATCATTGGCTGAACGAGTTGTACGAGTCCATTGTTCGTACTCTGTGAATGCATTGACAATTCCCCATGCAGTTCCTTTGATGTTTTCTTGAGTTGGTCCGTTCCAGATACCTAGAAGAGTCTGCTGACGTTCACGAACATTATTCTGTTGACGCTCAGTCATGTTGTTCTCATCTAGTGGAAGAACGTCCTTGACGATTGACCAGAAGTCAGAATTAGCAACTTTCTTCTCAAGAAGAGCAGAAGATAGAAGGTTGAACTCTTGATTTGACTTAAGAACAACTCCTAGAGTCTCACGAACATCTTCGATCTTGACACTCATACGAGCTGAATGACGGAAAGCAATAGATGAAGCATTCGTCCAACGAGTCATTCCGTTTGTGCAGATCAAGCGAAGATACTTGATTTCAAAGCGAAGTGAATCTGTTCCATCGTGAGTATTTGAAGCAACTAAGAATGATTCGATTGGATCGATATTCTTAAGAGTAAGATCTAATGTGTCTGGAAGCTTTGCAGCCATAAAGATCTTTTTTCCACCGCGTAGTTCACCAGCTGACTGGTAAATTGCACCGGCTTCGTACATAACAGAGTCCACAATGTTGACGATGTCGTTATTCTGGACAATTGTATATGTAGGAGAAGTGATACCAAGAACAGAAGCTGATCCGTCCTTATTGACACGAGTTGTAGCAACTTTGTCTTGAAGTTTGACGACTGTCACGCCGTCATTGTTAATTGCTGTAGTTGAAAGTGGAGTGTGTTGAACTTCCCAATCAAGATTTGCATTCTCAAGAACTTGAGCTGCAGAGATTTGCTCGTCACTTGTATTTACCCATGTTGCTGTACTGATCCATGGAGCCTTGCGACGTGCTGCGTTTTGGATTTGTACTGACATTTTTTCCTCCTGGCGATTTATTCTGATGGACTCATCAGCAGTGTCATTTAACACTGGACACTCCTTGCGGAGTGTTTCGTCCTTATTCTGTGACTAAATCAACATAATCACCATTTGATGTATTACTAATTCTAATATTACCGTCTGTGTAATCCCAACGAAGTAATGTTGCTGTTCCATCGCAAACATTTAAGCATTCACCATATTGATTTGCGCTTTCAATATCATTTTGTGATTCACTTGACCAATCACAAACTAAGCAACTTACTTTCTTGATGTTTGTAGTCATTTTTTTCTCCTGGCGGTTTATGGCAACCGGTTGGTTGCTCATAGGTACATTCAATACTGTCCACCGGTATTTGTACACTCTATTGAATAAGATCTTATGGGAACCTTTTGGAACCTTTTGGAGTCCGTTTAGTCCAGATCGAGCGGCCAGGTTTGTCCCAGGACCACGGACATATCGATCCGAGTATATTTATACTCACCACAAATGGACCCGCGTCCTGGTGGATCCTGGTGGCTCTGGTTAACTTATGTGCCACCGGCCAGAACAGATGTTCTAGTAAATAAGATCTTTTAGAAACATTTCTACAAATGGTGGATATTTGTCCACATTCAGTGTATATTGGTCCTTGTAAGCAACCGCTTACCTAAACCGCCAGGAGGCAAAAGTGAACACAATGTCAAAAGAGCAAATCCGCTGGAACTATTCTTGTGGATTGCCACGTAAATTCGAAGTACAAAAGAAAGTACTTGGTTATGCAGATCTAAGTGTTACTGCAGATGAATATAACGAGTACTACTTAACATGGACAAAAGAAGAAAAACAATTTGCTGATGATCTTTTGATGGAAATTGCTATTGCAACATCAAAGGAGATGAAGTAATGACTCACTTAACAAAAGAATGGGCAACTCAGTTTGCTGCAAAACTTCGTTCAGATTATCCTGAACTATCTAGCGTCAATGACATCATTGACCGTGCAAAAGCTGATGGACGTTTCGAATCAGAAATCGAAATGCTTGCGGTATGGGGCAGACTAATGAGAGGATCTGAATCATGAAGATTTGTCAGATGTGTGGTTGGGAAACCAACAGTACGCAAAATCGTTGGTATCAATATGACAACGGTCAGCGTTTCATTGCAAGTATATGCACAAATTGTGCTGAATTGCACGATAAACTTACGACTCAAAAAGTCCGCAGTGTATAATGGTCCAGTAACACTAACCGCCAGGAGGAAAAATGAAGTACGAATATAATGATGGTGGTAGATCAATTGCGGGTTACCGCGGATCTACTTCAGATTGCGTTACTAGAGCAATAGCGATAGTGACTAATAAGCCATATCAGGAAGTTTATGATCTGGTCAATACTTATGGCAGTCAAGAACGGAAATCTAGTAAACAGAAAAAGTCTAATTCTAGAACCGGAGTCCGCAATGCCACAGTTAGAAAAATCATGAAAGATTTAGGATTTGAATGGACTCCTACTATGGCTATTGGTTCTGGTTGTAAAGTCCATTTACGAGAATCTGAATTACCTAGTGGCAAAATTATTGCTAGTGTCTCAAAGCATATTGTCGCTATTGTAGATGGAGTCATTCATGACACTCATGATCCGTCAAGAGACGGTACTAGATGCGTCTATGGATATTGGAGAATGCCATGACAACTAGATCTGGCAAACTAAAATGTGCAGCATGTGGTTCTGATGTGACCATTTCCAGTAGAGTTTACGGTGGATTACAACGTTGGGTTTGCAGTGTGCAGACTTGTATCAATTCGGAAATTGCTTTAGATCTGGAGGATTCCAATGACTTGTAATCTATGTTATGGACGTGGATACATTTATCATTCCTACAAGGAGGAGTACGATGTGGAAGTCTGTTCTTGTCAACAAACTAAGGAGACTAATAATGAAACTAACTAAACGCGGTAAACGAGTTCGTGCTGTATTTATCTTGATTGGTTTGTTTGCAATTTGGCAAGTGTCCATGAATCTTTGGTGGACAGAAGATGGTTATTGTTGGGGAACTATGGTTAAATGTATGTTAGACGATTAACCGGAGAACCGCCAGGTAAACCGGTTAATCGCATGCGGATTGTACAACATAATTTATTTTTATGTTTATGTCCGCTGATAAAACACCATGCGGCAATGGTCGAATGGTCACTACGGACAGTTTAGGATGTGCACATGACAAATGAAAATAGAAAGTCCCTAACAACGGGGCAAGCTGCAAAGCTCATTGGACGCAACTCACGAACAGTACGACGTTGGGTTGATCTTGGAAAAGTCGAAGGTTATAAAACACCTTCGAACTTACGTTACGTTTATCAAGATGCATTAGATGCATTGATGAATGGAACCAAAAGCTAACTAACACAACGACTAGGAGGCAACTATGTTTGTGTTTATTTATGCTGTATCTGTCCGCCGTCAGAGGAACGATGTCTGAAGGTCATGGCAATCGCTGTAGCCTTTTTATTAGTGTCACCAAATGCCAATGCGGTGGACTATAAAACAGCAGCAGCAAGAGTTCCTAAAGATCAGGTTGCTTACGCAAAATGTGTAAGCCATCATGAATCTAGAGGTAACTACAAAGCAGTAGGAGATCAGTCTTCCGCAAGAGGACGATGGCAATTCTTAGATAAGCAATGGAGACATGGTTTATCTTTTATGGTTGCAAACAGATTAGTAGATTTTGGAATGCCGAAGTCTAAGACTAAGAAGCTGGTGAAGCACCTGCAATCAAAGTCCATAGATCAATGGGAACCTATCTACCAAGATGTAGGATTTGTAGCAGTGTTGAATGCAAAATACCATTGGTCCGGTTGGACACATTGGGCAGTCAACTCTAAATGCAATGAACTAGTACCAAAACAACTAACACGAAAGGCATAAAATGTCAGAAACCGCCAGGGAATGGTTTGAACCAAAGCAATTATCTTTATTGGCAGATCCGATTGATGAACAGTTCAACAAGTTTCATCATGAAAATCCACACATCTATCGTCAACTAGTTGATCTTGCTTATCAATGGAAATCAGCAGGTCACGATATTTGTTCCATCGATTTGTTAATCAACAAACTACGATGGGAAATTGGAATTAGGTCTTCGGGGGAGCAATTTGCTATTTCTAATAATTATGCAAGTCGATACTCAAGACTAATTGAGGCAAACGAAAAAGGACTTGCTAACTTCTTTACCAAGAGAACTTTGAAGAGCTCATGGGACTAGAACGCATTGAAACAAAGCGTGGTCATAAGTATGTTCTTGATGGCCAACCTGTCAAAGGTGTTACCACTCTTATTGGATCTGGTATGCCGAAACCTGCACTTCCATATTGGAGTGCAAAATTGGTCGCAGAATATGTCTATGACAATTTTGCAAACCTTCCTAATCTAATTAACCGTGAACGTGAAGAAGCTGTCAAGTTCTTAAAAATGATTCCTTGGAATCAAAGAGACAAAGCTGGAGCACGAGGAACAGAGATCCATTCTATTGCTGAAACTATCATTCATGGTGGAGAAGCAGAAGTCGCTGGAGAGTTTGCTGAATATGTCAATGGCTATGTAGAATGGTTAGATCAATGGGAAGTAATTCCTGTATTGACTGAGAAAGTTGTAGCAAACAGAGTTCACGGTTATGCTGGTACTTTTGATGCAATTCTTAAGTTTGGCAATGGTCCATTAGCTGGCAAGACATATCTCTGCGATTGGAAAACCAGCGCAGGAGTTTACGGTGAAATGGCAATGCAGATTGCGGCATATGCCAATGCAGATTTTTATCTTGATGAAGAAGGCATTGAAAGATCTTTGCCAACTCTTGATGGACTAGGAATCGTTCATGTATCTGAAAATGGCACAACATTTCATGAAGTGACAGATGCAGACTTAGCATGGGATTCATTTTTAACTGTCATCGATTTGGCAAACAGATTAGAACACATTGAAAGTTTATTGACACAAATAGGGGGATTAAATGGACAAGCGTCTTGAAAATTATGTAGATGTACCTCATAGAATTAAATTGTTTTATGAGAAGTATCCAGAAGGTTCGTTGCAAATGGATCCAGATCTGCAATTCCAGACTGTTGGAGATCAGATAATTGTAATTGGACGAGCATACGCTTATCGTCATCCTAATGATGAAAAGCCTGGTATAGGCACAGCTCAGGAATATTTACCAGGAAAAACCAACTTTACTAGAGGAAGTGAAATACAAAATCTTGAAACCAGTTGTTGGGGTCGAGCTATTGGTGCTTTAGGTATTGGTATCGATAAAGCAATTGCAACCAAAGAGGAAGTCGAACTTGCAATTGAACGCAACAAACCAGATAAAGTTATGATGAAACGTGCAAATCCTGGTTTGAAGCAAATAGTAGAGTTGCTAGGAATAAAAGGCATCACGGAGAAGGATGCTATTCTAGCGGCAGTACGCGGCCTAGTAAGTCGTGAAATAAGTTCGAGTAGTGACTTGACTGATGATGAGATTGCTCTTATCATCAAACACCTGGCGGTTGTTGAGTCATGACTCGAATGTCTTGGGACAAATATGGATTGGAGATTGCGAGAGCAGCCTCCTATCGCAGTGAAGATCCATATCTAAAAGTTGGTGCATGTGTTCTACGCGGGGATAGAAGCATAATAAGCATCGGCTACAATGGGGCTGCGCCTGGCGTCACGATTCCGTGGGAAGATAGGGACGCTAGGCGTGGTTTTGTAATACACGCAGAGGTGAACGCATTGCGTTATTGCACTCCAGATCAAACAAAAAATGGCTATATGTATTGTACGCATCATCCATGTTCTGAATGTATAAAAGTAATTGCTAGTTATGGAATTACTTCCGTTATGTATTCTGATCTGATAGATGGAACGGTTTACGATCTCGGTGCCATTGCTGAATTAGCAAGAACATTTAATATTTCACTAAAACAGGAGGTAAAACCGTGAGTGCTTTACAAATGATTTTGGACAATCAAAGAAAACTACAACTTAAGTCATATGGAGTGGACGTTACCACTCTGAATGACGAAGAAAGAGCTCAGTATATCCGTGACATGTCATTAGCATTGACAGACGAATTGCATGAGGCTTTGAATGAAACTGGTTGGAAGCCATGGGCTACTAGTAGACATATAAATCGGTTGGCATTTATTGGAGAAATGATTGATGTACTTCACTTTTGGTGCAATTTAATTCTTGTAACAAATGTCAATGAACAAGAAATCTTAGATGTTTATTTTGCAAAAGCAGAGAAAAATGCAAAACGTCAATTAGCTGGTTACGATGGAGTTGAAGGCAAGTGTAAAACTTGTGGACGAGCTTTTGATGATGCAGCTGTTCTTTGTACTCCTATTGCTTGTGAGCATATAGAATGAGATACATACTAGATGATGTAGTTACTTCATTTACAGATCGAATTGCTAGTCATAGATCTGCTTGGCCAAGAATGCAGAAATGTATGGTCGACAATGCTTTCAATACTAAATCTGAAATTGCTTTTAATAATGACGAACTTGTCAAAGAAGGCACATGGTTAGTATCAACGCCAATGGAGTTCAAAGGTGAAGTTTTTAATCTATTTGGTGGTTATACTAGAGAAACAAGAGATAGAATTGCCAGAGTATTGGATATGGATCTTGTAAATATCAAAGCTTTGGACATGCCAATTGGAGACATTGAAAGAATCTTGCGTCCACGTGCTGCAAAAACTGATTTTGATTTTACTGAATCAGAATGGTCTAAGATTCGTGATCTAATGAAATGTGAAGTAATTAAGCATGAAGATCTAGTTTTAGATATTCAACGAGTAGTTATTGGTGACTCACATTCAATTTCTAGATATAGAGCAAACACTGTTGTTTATCGCCATGACGGTTTGACACTTCACGGATTAACTGAACGAGGAGTCAGTTCATATTTACCTGACTATTTTGTGCCGCATTTAGTTATTTATGCAGGCAATGTCGACATTCGTCATCATTTATGCCGGCAATTAGATCCAGAAGGAGCGGCAAGAAAACTAGTTACTACACTAAAAATTCAACTTGAGTGGTTACAACAAACAGGAAAAATAGGAACTTTTGAGGTAACTGCTCCATATCCAATTGAGCATGAAGAAAGAAAAATACCTAAGACTGGATTCTATAAGGGAACAGCATTTTATGGGTCTTGGCCATCAAGAGATAGACTGATGGGCATTATGACTAACGAAATGAAATATCAATTTGAGAACGTACACGAGTGGCCAACAAATTGGTACATCATAGATCCTGAAGATTATGCTAAAACTTATATGGAAAAACCTGGATCCGTACATTTATCTCCAGAGTTTTATGAATGGGATTTGGTGAAAAATGCCCCAAATTATTGAGACAATCTATTGGGAAGACTTTAAGCAATATTACGATAAAGCCGTCGTCTTGCAAACAATCAACATTGCAAGTCCAAATGGTCGTGATACTACTGAAGATTTGCATGTAGATGATCCGCTACAACATCACATTACAATTTATGACACAGTTGACCGTGAGTTTGCCGGATTTAGTAATGCAATTCAACAGATTTGGTACGGATCAAACAATCCAAAGAAGTGGCAAGTAGATAAACGTTTTGACAATTACAATTTACATGCAATGGACTGGTTTTATTTGTTTATGATTCATAGAGTTACCGGATCAGGAGCATCATTCAGTTACGACCATGGATTTAGAAATAGCATTTTAGCTGATATGGCTATAAATGCAGATAATATGATTCACATGAGGAATTATGTTTTGAGTGAAATGAGATCAGGTAGACCGATATTTACTAGTATTGGCAATCAGATTCCACAATTTCCAAAACCAACGGATCAATACCCACGTGGTTCACAATTATACATTTCTGAATATATGCCACGGTTAGTAAAAGATTTTTATACTCATTTATCCTATAATCCATTATCAATGTCAATTCGTGAAGGAGTTGATTGGATTAACGAATGGCACAGGTCAAATGGATTAAAGTGTTTTCATTTTGTAATGACTGCATTTGTTATGGACATTGCACAATATTTCCCTGATTTAATAGATCCATGGAGTCAAGTCAATTATGGTAAGAATGCAATCGAAGCATTAAATCTATTGTTCAAAAACGAAGGTTATAAGCAAAAAGACTTTTTAGATGCTGCAATGGAAAAGATTTGTAATGAGTTTAGATCTCCGTATGATTCTCGTGACCATGAAAGAAATCTAGGCAAAGGTTTAAGTCTTGAAGATGTTGCATGCGACTACGTCCGATATGTTGAATGTTATGTACCAAAAGGTTATGAGTACTTGAAACCTTGGCAGGTAACAAACAAATCACTTATACCAAATCATACGAAACATTGGACTTACCACAAACATTTGGAGGCGCACGGTGTTTAAGATAACGACGGACACATCAAGCAAGTATGCACACAAATCAAGAGAAGAATGGCTAGATCTTGCGGGTGATTGGACAGATGAAACTCAACCACCAAATATAACTACATTCCATGGTGCAACTATTTGGGACGATTCAAATACAGGAGTTGGTACAAAAGGCCGGTGGGGAGATCTATTAGTAAAAACAATGGAATCAGATCATTTGGTATATGTCCAACCTAGAGTTGGTTGGGCAGGAGTATCATTAGCCGCACTTGCAAAGAAATATAACAAAAAGTTAACATTGTTTATGCCTTCCTCAAAAGTAGTAAGTGACCATCAGCTTGTTTGTATTGAAAGAGGAGCAAATCCAATCTTTCGAAGAATCGCAGCAATGCCAGTTCTAAACAAATACGCAAAAGATTGGGCAAATGAAAACAATGCTCAATTCGTACCTTTTGGATTGGATCATCCATTAGTGGTCGCAGCTGGAGTCAAATCAACAATCCAACAATGGGGAGATCGAGATGAACCAAGAGATGTTGTATCAGTCATTAGTACAGGAGTACTTACAAGAACTTTACAAATTGCATGGCCAAATGCCATCTTCCACGGAGTCGCAGTTGCAAGAAATCTACATCCAGGTGAAATCGGAAGAGCGGACGTTGCAACGTACCATAAAGGTTTCAGAGAAAAAGCTGACTATGCAGACAAGATCAATGAAGAAATTGACTCAGCACCAACCTATGATTGCAAAGGTTTAGAAAGATTTATGTTGGACAAAACAGCAGCACCTAAAACAGCATCAACTTTAGTATGGAATGTAGCAGGTGACGTAAAACCAGTTACAATGGTCCATTCACAAGTCGATAGTTTTAGAGAATGGGGTGAGTTTAGATGATTACCATTATCGAAGGCGCAGATGGTACAGGTAAAACTACTTATGCTCAAAAATTATCTGAACGATTTAATGCAAAATATTTACATGCTGAACAACCAAAAACAAGGTTATGGTCTGATGAATATATCCGACCAATTACCTCACCAAATATGATTTTAGATCGTTGGCATTTAGGTGAAGTTGTATGGCCTAAAATATACGGTCGACAATCACTATTTGATGAAACGACATTTGACTATTGTAATTGGGAACTTGCTAAGTTAGGTGCTAGACTAATCCTACTTACAAGATCTGAAGATGCAATTGCTGAAGAATTATTAAGAAGAGGCGAAGAAATGCAAATAGATTTTGTTTTGCATTCTAGATCTTTATTTGTAGAAGCATTTAGACAAGTTCGATATTTAGACAAAAAAATAATCCATAGTGAGGTGGTTAGGTAATGCATATAATTACAGAAAATCCAAGTGAAGCTTTAGAACTTGCAACTCAATATGTGATTGAACATGGTGAGGCAATTTCACCTCGTGGAATGGTTACCAGAGAGCTTCTAAATGTTACTTTACAGGTTGAAAAGCCATGGAACATACCTGTGTCTATGGAAAACCGTAAACTAAACCATAATATTGGCATTAAAGAAGCATTACAACTAGTTGGACAAGTTACTGATCCAGAAGCAATGACAGATACAAGTCAAGTGTTTGGAAAGTACATGGATGGTGGCATTCTCCATGGCGCTTATGGTCCACGAATTCACGGTAATCTAAATAAACTTGTTGAGCAATTGAAAAAAGACTATTCAACCAGACAAGCTGTTTTGACTATATTTGACTCAAATAAAGATCTTAACGTTGATGTTAAAGATGTTCCATGTACCTTGAACTTGCAATATTTTATCAGAGATAACAAATTGATTGCTAGAACTAATATGAGAAGCAACGACGTATTTTTAGGTCTTCCATATGATTTAACACAATTTATTGCTCTACAAGGTGCAATTGCAAAAGCTTTAGACATTGAAATGGGTCAATATGTGCATGTTGTAGGTAGTTTACACATTTATGATGAACACATACCTCAAGCACAATGGATTAAAGCCTACTTTAATGGCTCATTCAAAGATTACGAGCCTATGTGGACCGGAAATAGCATTGGTGAAATCAGTCATACCGCAAGATCTATTCTCAAAGGCAACATACCAGATCAATTGACTCGTTTCGAAAGATTCTTGGCAGGTAAAATCAATGACTGAACCAGTTGCTAGATGTGAAGCATGTGGGGCATGGACTTATTTATACGCATTAGATAAACTCATGGGTAATCCTCATTTTTGCAACGATTGCAAAGCAAAACAGAAAGGCAAACGCCGTGTTGCCTAATCAAACAGAAGTTGTAAAGCGACTTAGTGAACTTTCTCGTATGCTTGATGCTGCAACTGAAGAAATTGCTGTTTGTGATGACAAAGCAGTTAAAGCAAAAGGTTCTTACGAAGTTGCATATGCAAGATCCTTTCTACAATCAAATGGATCCATGGATGTAAGGCGACAAGAAGCGATTCTTGCTTGTGCTGATTTACGTTTAGCGATGGAAATTGCAGAAGCAGAAGTAAGGGCAATTAAAGAACGAATCAATACTTTAAGATCTCAAATCTCTATTGGACAATCACTGTCAGCTGCAATTAGACAACAATTTAGCGCAGAAGGTGTTGGTCAATACACATGAGAGCACGAAGCAAAAAAATGACAAAAAAGTATGTGGAACGGCGTAAATTAGTTGCATATATGCTTGAGCAATATCCAATGTGCCAGAGATGTAATGCAAAGGCTTCAGAAGAAGTTCATGAAGTTCTAAGTAGAGCTAGAGGAGGATCTATTTTGGACATTAACAATTGTAGAGCTCTTTGTCATGCATGTCATTTTTGGATTACAACAAATCCTGCAGAAGCCACTCGAACAGGTTGGCTTAAGAATTCCTGGGATAAATGATGCCAACTTATGACTACAAATGCCAACAATGTGGAATCACAGTCGAAGTCAGTCATTCCGTCTCAGAGCACGGTCCTCGATGTGATTGTGGAGAAGTTATGCAGAAAGTTTTTACCGCTGTACCCGCTATTTTCAAAGGTGACGGTTGGGGAGGAAAACAATGACCAATCTGTCTAGAAAACGAAGAGGGCGAGAGACCGAACTGATCTTTGCTGAGTACTTGAAACGAGAAGGTTGGATTTATGCTGAAGCAAGCAGTTCTTCAGCTGCAGGCACAGATATAAAAGGAGTTATCGGAGTTGATTGGGAATTGAAGGCTAGAGCAGACTTTGATCCAAAATCAGCAATGAAACAACAGGCAAAACGAATCAAAGAAGGCGTCATCCCCATCGCTGTTTTAAGACAGAATGGACAGGGTGAAGCCGATATAGAAAATTGGCCAGCTTGTGTTCCAGTAAGCGTAATGATACAACTACTGAAAGAAGCAGGTTACTTGTGACAATTCGAGATTTAGATTTCAAAGTCGAAGCGGCTGAATGGACTAAAAACGCTAATTGTACGGATCCGAGTATAGATCCTGATTGGTTTTTTCCTGACAGTGAGCATCCGACTAATTTAGAACAAAGAGCAGCGCTGAGCATATGCAAAGACTGTCCAGTTCAAATGCCATGCTTAGGTTATGCAATAAAAAACTGGCCTGTTTATGGAGTATGGGGTGGCATGAAAAATAAAGACATTAAAGATCTAGTCCGACAAATAAAGGAGCAAAAATGAGTGCAGCAATAACAATCAAAGGCCGCATCGGCAAAGATATGGACATAAAGTTTACTCAACAAGGTAAAGCATATGTTCCATTTAGCGTTGTGTCCAACACCCGCAAGAAAGTTAATGAAGAATGGGTAGATGCAGATACAAGTTGGTGGGAATGCAAAGCGTTTGGTGGTTACGCCGAGGCTCTTGTAGATAACATCAAACGAGGCGATCTGGTAACCATTACAGGAACAATTAAGCAAACGACATGGATTGACAAAGACGGAAATAAGCGCTCGTCATATGAGGTCCTGGTTGATACTATTGCAAAGCAAATCGTTGTACAAAAATATCATGGCACTCCAAGATCTAAGAATCCAGATCCAGTTGCTTGGGATCCTACAGAAGCGGTGTTCTAATGTCAGTTAAAGCTATGACCTATGTGTGGGAAAACTCTCCCTACAATGGCAATGCTTTGATTGTCCATTTAGCATTGGCAGATCATTGTGATGACCAAGGTATTTGTTGGCCAAGTCAACAGTATTTGGCAGATAAGTGCAAGATCAGCGTGAGACAAATCCGTAGAATCATTCATCAGATGATTGCTGATAACTATTTGTTTATAGAACAGCATTCCAGAGCAGGTATTTCTAATAATCGTTACAGATTGTTATACAAAAAGCCGCAGGTCACTGATGTCCTGTCCACGCATAATGACGACACTGAACGTCCTGCGGCTGAGGTCACAGCTATGGCCAGCGGTAGAGGTCAAGCTGGTGGCCACCCTAATCATCATATAACCATCAATAATCATCAGAGGTCAGGTCCACCAGAAGAAGTTAAATTGTTAATGGAAAGGCTAAGAAAGAAAAATGGATAAATGCCTTAGTTGTAGAGGGGTAAGTGAGAAAGGTGCTTGTCCACATTGCAGAAGAAGATTAAAAAAAATGCTGAATGAGTTAGTTGCATTCATAGATCTTCTCATTGCTAATCCTTCCCTTAGACAACAGGTATCTTCTAAACAAGAAGGTCGAGGTTCATTATCTGATAGATCAGTAATAAATATCCAGATTGTAGATCTTATTGCTAAAACAGGTGTTCAAAGTGTTCTTCAAGCATGGTGTGAGTATGTGGTAGAAACAAGAAAGTTGGACACTAATTGCCTAAGATCTACAAAGGAGATAAACAAACTGCATATGTTGCATCGTGTATTAGATACGCATAATGATTGGATAGCTGATGGTGAATTGTGGACTGATTACTACAATGAGATTAGAGAACCATGGACAACATTAAGAAGTATTATCTATGGTGAAAGAAAACCACCTAAGCCTGTTCAGTGTCCTGTACAAGACTGCATTGGTAGTTTAAGATTAGAACCTAATGGTGATGTCCATTGTATACACGATAAGACACATCAATGGGCATATGAGCAGTGGTCAAGATTGGCTAAACTCATGGTAGAAACCTCTGTACAATCACAGTGATGTAATTTATAATAGGGATTACCGAACTACAGCTATCTAAAAAATCGGACGCTAATGAATAAACCATGCTTAGATTGTGGTGTGTTAGCAAACAAACCTAGATGTCCTATCTGCAATAAGAAGTATCAGAAGTTTAAAGCAACCTCTCGTCCTTCACGTGCTGATAGGGGTTACGATGCAAATTGGAAAAGGTTATCAAGACAACTAAGACTAATGCAACCTTATTGTTCTATTTGTAAAGCAACCAACGATTTGACTGTGGATCATGTGATTCCTTTATCGAGCGGTGGTCTCACAGTCGAATCCAATCTGCAAGTTCTATGTAGAAGGTGCAACAGCAGCAAAGGTTCATCCAGTCCTGTATAACAATTTGTTATCATAAATCATAGAGATGGCCAACGGGTAGTATGGTATGGCCTAAATCTTCATGCACAAACCGCGCTGGATACCCCGCGACCATGGGTGCGTGCAAAGTATCAAAATTATTGATTTGACCAAACTGGAGGAATTTGATGACCGCGGGTCGTCCACGCAAACCTATCGAACAGAAGCGCAAAACAGGCCGAACTCCTACAACGGATTCAGGCGGACGCAAACTTCCTGATGTTCAAAAGATTACTGTCTTGCCGATGGCCGATGGTATTCCGACTCCTCCGATGGATCTTGGTCTCGAAGGTAGAGATCTTTGGGCAAAAGCTTGGGACCGAGCAATCACTTGGCTTTCTCCTGTAAGTGACTTAACACAAGTCCATCACGCTTGCCGAGTTGCAGATGATTTGGCTTTAGCAAGAACGATTTATAATACGACGCGTGACTCACAAGACGGGCGGCTTGTAGTTGCACTAAGTAAATCTTTCCACGAGGCTCTTGCTTCACTTGGATTTACACCTACATCTCGCTCGCAATTAGGCGTAGCGGAGGTTAAGCGTGTCACAGCTCTCGAACAACTCATTGCAACCAAACGAGCCAAATAATTCTTGGCCACCTAAATGGCTTACACCTGTCTCTGAAGAAGATCAACTAAGAGGCGATGGTCCGATCTTCAAGCAGTTTGCCGAAACAGTTTGTCGCGTTACTAAAGATTCATTAGGCGGACAAGCAGGCGAATTGATCCGCTTGCGTCATTGGCAAGAAAATCTTTTGAACCATGCATTGGCTCGAAAAGAGAACGGCAGATTTAAGCATCGCATTGCACTAATCGGCATGGCTCGTAAAAATGGTAAGTCTGCTCTTGGTGCTTCTGTCGGTTTAGCTGGTTTGACATTAGGTGGACAAGGTTCTGAGATTTATTCTTGTGCAGCAGATCGAGAACAAGCACGAATTGTGTTTGGAACTGCTAAGCGAATGGTTGAATTAGACGAAGAACTGTCTAAAATGTTTACTCTTTACCGCGATGCAATCGAGTATAAAGATACAGGTTCTGTCTATAAAGTCCTCTCGGCAGAGGCTTACACAAAAGAAGGTCTCAATCCGTCACCTCTTGTGATCTTCGATGAAGTTCATGCGCAGCCAAATCGTGAACTTTGGGATGTAATGTCTCTTGCCGGAGGCGCAAGATCTGATTCTTTGTTGTTTGGTATTACTACGGCTGGTGTTAAAACACAAACTGATGGCCAAGATTCTTTGTGTTATTCGCTTTACCAATACGGACAGCAACTAGTTAAAGGTGAATTAGAAGATCCATCGTTTTTCTTTGCTTGGTGGGAACCAAAGAATGTCGAGGCAGATCATCGAGAACGATTCATGTGGGAAGAATCAAACCCAGGTTTTAACGACATTGTCGACTCTGAAGATTTTGAGTCTTCGGTGCTTAGAACACCAGAAGCAGAATTTCGAACTAAGCGAACTAACTGCTTTGTTTCAACAGCTACTGCTTGGCTCCCTACCGGAAGCTGGGACGCATTGGTCGACAAGGACAGAGTGCCAATGCAAGGTGAAGACGTCATTCTCGCATTCGATGGAGCCTTTTCTAACGACTCTACAGCACTAATTGCGTGGCTTGTAGGCTCTGAAAAACCACATTTAATGGTAGTTGGCATATGGGAAAGACCACTTGATGCAGATCAATCGTGGCATGTACCTGTTGCAGAGGTCGAAAAGACCATTATAGACACGTGCAGAGATGGTAGATTTAACGTAAAAGAAATTGTTTTTGATCCTGCACGATGGAATAGAACCTTTATGGTACTAGATGAAGATGGTTTACCATGCGTTTCATATCCAAACTCTGCTGAACGTATGGTTCCTGCAACACAAAAGTTCTATGAAGCTGTAGTCAATCAGTCATTTACTCATGATGGAGATGAACGTCTATCTCGACATGTGGCTAACTGCGTAACTAAGCAATCATCAAGAGGGGTAATGGTTGCCAAAGCTTCATCTAGAAGAAAAGTAGATGCTGCAGTTGCTTCTATCTTTGGTTATGACCGAGCAACACAACCTCCGCAACCTAAAGAACCTGTTGCCAGGTATTTCTCGATACAAGTATGAGGAGCATCATGAAAAAACTTGACTTTGCTTTATTAACAGAATTGGCAGGAGTAATTCTTGTCGCCATCGGGGTCGCTATGTTCTCAGTTCCTCTTGCCTTTGTAACGGTAGGCGGATTTCTAATTTGGGCTACAGAAAAGGCTAATTGATGACCGCTGGTATCTACAATACAACCATAGATCAAGGTTCTGTGTGGTCAGTTGTACTAGTTTACACTGATTCTAATGACACACCTGTGAATTTAACAGGTTATACAGCGTCAATGCAGCTACGTCAGAACTATAATTCTGCAACTGCAGACCTGACTTTGACTACAGCAAATGGTGGAATCACTATTGTTGGAGCTACAGGAACTATTACAATCAATGCAACGGCAGAACAAACAGGTTTACTTGATTCAGGTTTTTATGTTTATGATCTTGAATTGACATCAGGTTCAAACATTTCTCGTTTAATTCAAGGTCAATTAACAGTTGCAGAGCAGGTGACACGATAATGGCAGCTAATAAAGTCACCATCAATGAAACCAATAATACAGTTGAGATCTCAGCGCCAGGTCCTCAAGGTGCACAAGGCCCAACAGGTCCTACTGGTTCGACCGGTCCTACAGGTGCAACCGGTCCGACAGGTTCTACAGGACCAGTCGGTGCAACTGGACCTACAGGACCAACTGGAGATACAGGACCGACTGGACCGACAGGTTCTACCGGACCCGTCGGTGCAACAGGACCTACAGGATCTACAGGACCACAAGGTGAAGTAGGACCAACTGGACCTCAGGGAATTCAAGGAGATACGGGCGCAACGGGACCAACAGGTCCAATCGGCGCAACAGGACCAACTGGTTTAACCGGTGCAACAGGATCTACAGGCGCAACTGGTCCTGTCGGAGCAACAGGTCCGCAAGGAATTCAAGGCGTTCAAGGTATTCAAGGCGAGACCGGTGCAACTGGTCCGCAAGGTGAAACTGGCGCAACTGGACCTACTGGTGCAACAGGAGCTGATTCAACAGTTCCAGGTCCTACAGGACCAACCGGACCTGCCGGTGCAACTGGACCAACAGGTCCACAAGGAGATGCATCGACAGTTCCTGGACCAACTGGACCAACTGGTGCTACAGGACCTAGTGGACCTCAAGGCGTAGAAGGACCAACTGGTCCGACTGGAGCGACAGGACCAACAGGACCAGCAGGAGCTGATGGCGGTTCTGCAAACTACTATGATTACACTGCAGATACTTCATTAACTACTGGAGATCCTGGCACTGGCCAACTTTTGTGGAACAATGCAACACAGATTTCTGCAACACAAATCAATATCAATCACATTAACGGAGACAATGTTGATGTTGATATATTCTTAAACTTAATTAAAGCAACTGATGGTTTAATTCTTCAAGATAAAAATGTTTCTGGTAATTTTCAGAAATGGACAGTTGCTGGAACGCCAGTTCAGCAAACTAATTATCTAGAAGTTCCAGTTACTTTTGTTTCGTCCGGCGGAGTTGGTACAACTAACTTCTCAAATAATCATGCATTGATCTTGGCAATTATTACTACAGGAACAATTGGTCCAACTGGAGCAACCGGTCCTGCTGGTCCAACTGGATCTACTGGTCCAACAGGCCCAGCCGGTGCAACTGGTCCAACAGGACCTCAAGGTGAAATTGGTCCAACTGGATCTACCGGTCCAACCGGTCCTGCTGGTGCAACTGGCCCTCAAGGCGAAGTTGGTCCAACTGGTCCAACTGGTCCGCAAGGATCTACAGGAGCACAAGGTCCTACTGGTGCAACCGGTCCTCAAGGAATTCAAGGAATCCAAGGTGTTCAAGGAATCCAAGGAGAAACTGGTGCAACCGGTCCAACTGGACCACAAGGTTCAACAGGTCCACAAGGAGACATTGGTCCTACTGGTCCAGTCGGAGCAACTGGTCCTCAAGGTATTCAAGGAAATGTTGGCGCAACTGGTCCTACAGGTCCGGTTGGAGCAACAGGTCCAGAAGGACCAACTGGACCAATTGGTGCTACAGGCGCTACCGGTCCGCAAGGAGACGTTGGTCCTAGCGGAGCAACAGGTCCATCAGGACCGATTGGTGCAACTGGTCCTAGCGGATCAACAGGACCGACCGGTGCAACAGGTCCACAAGGTGGAGATAATCCAGTTGTTGATTATATTGATGGCGGTGCAAATGCATCCGGAATTACAGGTGACGTGATTTACAATGCGGGGTTGTCTAACGCAAGTAGTTGGACTTATACAATCGACGCGGGTGCGTCAGTAACAACCTTCTAACAAAGAGAGAAAGAAGCCACTATGACAGCAAGACTCCAAAATCGCCGAGATACGGCAGCAAATTGGACATCTAACAATCCAACACTTGCGCAAGGTGAAATCGGTTATGAAACTGATACAACTAAGTTTAAGATTGGTGATGGCGCAACTGCATGGAACTCTCTTGCTTATGCTTATGCTGCAGGAGCAACCGGTCCTGTAGGTGCTACCGGTCCTGTCGGTGCAACCGGTCCTACCGGTGCAACTGGAGTTGAAGGACCAACTGGCGCAACAGGTCCAGTCGGTGCAACTGGTCCGCAGGGTGTTCAAGGCGACGTTGGCCCAACAGGTGCTACAGGTCCCGAAGGTGCAACTGGCCCAGTCGGTGCAACTGGACCTGTAGGTGCAACAGGACCAACCGGAGCAACTGGTCCAACAGGTCCTGGTCTTTTGGTTGGTTTTAACGCACAAACTGGCAACTACACTCTTGTTGCTGGAGATCTAAATAAGATTGTAACTATCAATGCAGCTGCAACGCTGACTGTACCTCCTTCAGTGTTTAGTGCAAATGACCAGATTCATGTCCAACAAATCGGCACAGGTCAAATAACATTTGCACAAGGTTCAGGTGTTACTATTACTTCAACTGGTGCAACAGTTGCAGCTCCAAAAACAAGGGCACAATACTCAGCGGCTACTGTAATCTGCACCGCAGCAAATACCTTTACCATCGTGGGAGACATAGCCTAAAATGCCAATCATCGGGATTGTTGCTTCTAGTAGGCAAGCTTCAGGTACATACGAGTCAATTCAAACTTATAACTTGACTTCTGGCGGTACTGGCAGTGTAACTTTCAATAGCGGCGGCGTGTGGAGCATTTACACTCATCTTCAAGTTAGATGGGTTGCAAAGTGTTCGCGTTCGGCACCAAACGCCACACTTGTATTGCAATTGAATGGCAATACAGCAGCCAACTATTTGCAAGAGGTGGTTGAGTGGGACGGCACTGGGCCCATGTACCAAAGTTCAGCTATTAACAGCGGCATTTATACTGGTTTAGCTGGAAACACATATGCAAACTATTATTCTAGTGGGTACATGGACGTTTACGATATAAACTCGACTAAACAAAAACCTTATCGCGCTCAAGGAGCTTTTGCTCAGGGTGGCAGTGCATCAGGGCAAAATAACTACACAATGAGTCAAGGCACTTTTATCGCAAATAGTGATCCGATTACCTCGATTACTCTGTTTCCAGATATTGGTACTTTCAATGCAAACTCAAAAATTGCACTTTATGGAATAAGAGGATAATCGTGCCTACAGCCACATATGAAAAAATTGCTACCACTACACTAACCACAAATGGGTCTTTTGATTTTACAACAATCCCAAACACATACACAGATCTCATACTGACAGGACAACTTAGAGCTGCTGGCGGCAGTTCAATTGTAGAGAATGCATGGATGAACTTCAACAGTGATTTTGGAGCAAATTACGGCGATATGCGTGGTTTGTTTTATAGTGGTGGGTTTTTATCAACTAATAATAGTGACAGTCAAGCCACTTTTGGGGCAGTGAGCGCTCCAGGAGCAAGCGGCTGGTTCTATACTCCGTTTGTTGCTTTTATAAATAACTACGCATCAACAAGTCATTACAGAACTCAGTTGACATCATATATCACTCAAAATTATGAGGCTAACTATAGACTTAACAATTGGTTGAACACTTCAGCGGCGATAAATCGAATTCAATTTGCTTGCGGGGGTTCTGGCGGTTTGTTTGCTTCTGGTTCAACAGTAAGTATTTGGGGAATAAAGGCGGCTGCATAATGGCTCTTGAATTGATTCAAACAAACACGTTGGTTTCTAGTGCTGGCAGCATCGTTTTCAACACAATTCCCCAAACCTACGAGACTCTTTGGCTAAAAGCACAAATACAAGACTCTAATGGCGGTCTCGGGCGTAACGATTTTAGGGTTGCTTTCAATTCGGACAATACAGATGGCAGTGGCTATTATGGAAAACGTATGCTTTTTTATGATGGCAACACTCGCTTAGGAGATATTACAGGTGGTGGTGGCGGTCAAGGGGCTACACATGCCATGCCGCAAAGTGGTAACGGGCCTAGATTTACTGGGATTGATTTTTGGATTCCAAACTATACTTCTACTGTGTACCACAAACAAATGCACTCTATTGGTGGCTACGGTGCAAACACAAACCAAGTATTCCTAAACTTGGTGTCGTACAATAACTCCAACAATACGCAAGCGATCACGTCTATTACCTTTACAGCTGCTGGCGGTTTGTCGTTTTCAGCTAACTCAAAAATATCACTTTACGGAATAAAATAAAAGGAGAAATATGAACGAAGAACCTATGGTCGTCGAAGTTAATTGCACAACTGGTGAAGTTATACGACGTCCTTTTACAGAAGAAGAAATCAAAGCAAATAAAAAAGTTGCTGATGAATTGGCTGCTAGAGATGAAGCACGCAAATTAGAAGAAGAGGCCAAAGCGATTGCCAAAGCCTCAGCAGAAGCAAAACTTGCAGCTCTTGGGCTTACAGCAGAAGAAATCGCTGCACTCTAGTGAACAAGGTCGGGGGACCAATGAGATTTCACGTTGTATCGCTTCCACACACAAACACGACTAAAGACTTTACAAGCTGCGCATTCACCGAAAAAGTTAGGCGCTTCTGCATCATGATGAAAGATCTTGAGCATGAAGTCATCCTTTATGCCGGATCAGAAAATGAAGCATCAGTAACAGAACTAGTAACTTGTATTTCAGAAAACGAAAGACAAGCGGCAGTTGGTAATAATCATTATACTTCTGCTTCATTTGATACAACTTTACCGCATTGGCAAATCTTTAATGGGAATGTCATTAAAGAAATGACTAATAGACTTCAACCAAAAGACTTTATTTGTCTTATTGGTGGATATGCTCACAAACCGATTGCAGATGCTTTTCCAGATCACATGTCAGTAGAATTTGGTATCGGTTATGGTGGCACTTTTGCAAAATATCGTGTGTTTGAATCTTATGCATGGATGCATTCAATCTATGCAGCTTATAAGAATCCGACCACGGTTGATGGTGAATTTTTTGATGGCGTTATAAATGGTTATCTTGAACCGGAAATGTTTCCAAAAGGCTCAGGAAAAGGTGACTATTACTTTTATATTGGCCGCATGATTGAGCGAAAAGGTTTTAGAATTGCTCAAGAAGTATGTGAACGATTAGGCAAACGGTTAATTTTGGCAGGTCCAGGTGATGAAAGAGGCACCGGTTATGGCGAGTTTATAGGCAATATTGGCCCTGAAGAACGAGCAAAACTAATGGGAAATGCCATTGCATTATTTGCCCCTACTACTTATATTGAACCATTTGGAAATATAGTAGTAGAAGCTCAGACTTGTGGAACTCCAACAATCACAACGGATTGGGGAGCTTTTACAGAAACCAATATCCATGGAATTACTGGTTTTAGATGTAGATCTCTTGCGGACTTTATCAAAGCTGCAGAAGATGTAAAAGATCTTGACAGAGATTTTATTAGAAAGCAAGCAATAGAAAAATACTCACTTAAAGCAATTGCACCTAAGTATCAAGATTACTTTCAAAGGTTGTTGACTCTATGGGACGACGGCTGGTATCAACTAAGCACAGAAAAGGCAGATAAATGAGTCTATCGAATAGACTGCGTAAAGCAGGAGAAAAAAGGTCAAACAATCAGTACCTTGAACCATTTTTACCTGGCCGCGCTTTATATGCAACTCCAGCTGGAGTAGATGTCAACTCTGATACAGCAATTCGTATGTCAACTGTCTATGCTTGTGTCCGACTATTAGGTGACACTATTAGTTCTCTACCACTTTCTGCTTACGTCCGTCGTGGTCGTTCTAGAATAAATTATGCATCAGTATATGGTGAAATGCCTGCATGGATTAACAAACCAAATCCTGACTCAACTCGCTTAGAGTTTTATGAGCAAGTAATTTCTTCTCTAAACCTTCATGGCAATGCATTCATTTTAACGGTACGTGACGATCTGGGCGACGTTCAAGAACTTTACTGCATAAACCCACTCCAAGTTCGTATTCGTCGTCCTGATCCAATGGGCGAGATTGAATACATAGTTACTATTGGACAAAATGCACAAGATCCAGTAAATCAGTTTTATGACAATGCACAACCGTTTGATCCAATGTCAGTAAAAACAATGGTTCTGACAAAGAACGAAATGCTACACATTCCTATGTTTAAGTTGCCAGGACAATTGCTTGGACTTGGCCCAATTGCAGCAGCTCGCATCACTTTAGGTTCTGCTATGGCCGCAGAAGTTTATGCAGCAAGTTATTTTGGAAATGCAGCAAATCCTGGTGGAGTTATTGAATCTCCAGGTGAAATGACTGAAGAACAAGCCGCTGATATTGCTCGTAACTGGAATATGTCACACACAGGACCTTATCGCGCAGGAAAACTTGGCATTTTAACTAGTGGCGCAACATTTAAGCCACTAACTCTGAATGCTGCAGATGCACAACTACTAGAAGTACGACGATTTGGTGTAGAAGAAATTGCTAGACTATTTCGTGTTCCTGTATCACTGCTTGGCCACCCTGTTGCTGGCGCAATGTCATTTGCATCTGTTGAAGCTCAGAACTTATCATTTGTACAACACTCGCTAAGACCGTTGCTTGAAAGATTAGAGCAAGCACTATCGCCTTTGCTTCCTGAACCAGATGGTTTTATTAAGTTTAATTTAGATGCTTTACTGCGTGGAACAACAATTGAGCGTTATGATGCATATACAAAAGGTCTACGTGAAGGCTTCTTAAGTCTGAACGATGTCCGTTATGTAGAAGATTTAGCACCTCTTGGAGAATCTGGAGATCAGTACCGAGTTCCATTGCAAAATATCGATGCAGCGGACGCAAAAGATGTGGGTCTAAACCTTCGCGCCGATATTGCCGCCAAGTTAATTCAAGTAGGTTTTGATCCAAAATCAGTAATTGAAGCTGTTGGTTTACCTGACATGAATCACACGGGTTTGCCTTCAAATCAATTGCAACCAATTTCAACAATAGATCCAACGGATCCTAAAGCAGCATACGAGGTGGAGTAGTGTTGAATGAAGAGAAAGACTCAAGGAGCAAAATGAAAAAAATCGAACGACGCACATATACTGTGCAAGATGTTGAAACTCGGGCAGATGACGATGGAAAGCTACGCTTGTCAGGATATGCAGCAAAGTTTGATAGTCCTAGCGTCCCTCTACCATTCATCGAAACAATTGCTAAAGGTGCATTTAGAAAAACATTAACAGAAATACCTGATGTCCGATTACTAGTTAATCATGAAGGACTTCCATTAGCTCGTACTAAAAATGGTACAATGACGCTAACAGAAGATGACATCGGATTAAGATTTGATGCCGAATTAGCAGATACTCAAGAAGCAAGAGACCTACATGCTCTTATTGCTAGAGGCGATGTAGATCAAATGAGTTTTGCTTTCCGAGTGATTAGACAAAAGTGGAATGAAGACCGCACGATGCGGACACTGACAGAAGTATCATTGGCCGATGGTGATGTTTCAGTAGTTACTTATCCAGCCTATCCAGCAACTTCAGTCGAAGCTCGTGAGCATCTAAAAAATGCTATTACAGCTGTTAAAGAAGGAAGAGAAATATCTGGAGATTCTTTGCTAGTCTTAAAAAGCATTTTTGAAGATCTAAGTGAAGGTCATGACTATGTAATGAAGTCAGTAGAGCTAATGGCTCAATTACTAGGAAATCAAGAAGTTGAAATTGAAGAAGATATGGAAGATTCTACTTACATGGAAAATGAAGAAGACAAAAACCTTGTAGAAGAAGTTTCTGTACCAAGATCTATATCTCTTCGTCTAGCTAAAGCAATAGTAAATAACACAAAATAATATTCTGTTAGCAAATAGTTAACAGATACCGAAGTCGGAGCGAGACTCACACCCCAAAAGCGCCGTGATGCTTATCGCCACCACCTCGATTAAACTCATAAGGAGCAGAATACAATGTCATACCTTGACAAAGTAATCGAGCGCCGTGATGCAGTTAAGGCAGAAATGGATGCAGTTCTTGAAGCAGTTGCTGAAGAGAACCGCACCGACCTTACTGCAGAGGAGACCGAGAAGGTTGACGCTCTTGTAGAAGAGTCACGTTCACTCGATGCAAAAATCGAAAAGCTGAAGACACAGGCTGATGCAGACGCTAAGGCTGCAGAAATCCGTTCAGCAGTTGCACCAGTTGCAACACCAGTAGGTGCCGCACGCGTCATCTCTGAACCACGTACATACACACCTGAAGCAGAAGCATCATTCGTGAAGGATGCGTATAACGCACAATTCAAGAACGATTTTGCTGCACAGGAGCGTCTAGCACGCCACATGCGTGAAGAAAAAGTCGAAAACCGCGCAGTTGCCACTGGCAACTTTGATGGTCTTGTGGTACCACAGTACCTAACAGATCTAGCTGCACCATTTGCACGTGCTGGCCGTCCATTCTTGGATGCTGCTACAAACAAGCATGCGCTACCTGCAAGCGGAATGACACTTAATATCAGCCGCATGACAACAGGTACAACAACTGCAATCCAAGCAACAGAAAATGCAACAGTATCAAACACTGATGCTGATGACACACTATTGACTATCAATGTGCGTACAGTTGCAGGACAGCAGGACATTTCACGCCAAGCAATTGAGCGCGGTACAGGAATTGATTCATTCATCCTTGCTGACTTGATCCGTTCATGGCACACAACACTAGATAACCAATGCCTAAATGGTGCTGGTACATCAGGAACAGTTCTTGGTCTTGATAACTCTGGTGGAAACGCAATCACTTACACATCTGCATCTCCAACAGTAGCGCTTCTTTATCCAAAGCTCGCTGACGCTGTACAACAGATCCAGACAACTGCATTCCAGCAACCAACACACTGGATCATGCACCCACGCCGCCTAGCTTATTTGCTTGCAGCAGTTGACAGTCAAAACCGTCCACTTGTTGTTCCAAATAACTACGGTCCAATGAACCCAATTGCAGCAGGAGCTGGAGCAGTATCATATGGTAACTCAGGTTACTCATTGATGGGTCTTCCAATCATTACTGATGCAAACGTTGTTACAAACGCAGGTGCTGGTACAAACCAGGACAAGATTTACTGCGTTGCTGCACCTGAAATGCACCTATGGGAGCAAGCAGGATCACCATTTGCATTGAACTTCGATGCAACTAGTGCTGGCAGCTTGACAATCAAGTCTGTTGTTTATGGCTACGCAGCCTTCTCAGCAGGTCGTTACCCAGCAGCTGCCTCAATTATCTCAGGCACCGGTTTGGTAGCTCCAACATTCTAAGCAAAGCTTAGAACAATAGTGTAGAGCCGGTAAGACTCCCCCGACTTATCGGCTCTACACCTTAAAAACGGGGTGATTATGAAATTAAAATTATTTAAGAAAAAGCAAACAGCAACGGCTTTGCCCGATTTAGAACGAGCAATGCAGCCTAAATCAGAGAAAAGGATAACGCATGGCACTAACAAACGCCTATTGCACCCTATCGGATGTCAAGAATGCTCTTGCAATCGAGGACATCAATGATGATCTAGCTATCGAAGCTGCGATTGTTGCTGCATGTAGAATGATTGATGACTATACTGGTAGATTTTTTTATAAAGATGGTACAAATGCTGCACCTGTAATTCGTTATTACACACCAAATGATTGGTGGATCTGTAATACAGATGACTTTGTTTCGATTAGTGAAATTGCAACAGATGAAAACTTTGACCGTAGTTATACAACAATATGGACTGCAACAGATTACATGATTGAGCCAATCAACAATCCACGTAGAGGTTGGCCATATACTCGTATTTTAGCTATTGATAGATATTTATTTCCACGTCTTTATCCTCAAACTGTACGCGTAACAGGAGTATGGGGATGGTCTGCTGTACCTGCAGAAATCAATTTAGCTGCACGTTTACAAGCATCAAGATTATTTATCCGCAAACAATCTCCATTTGGAGTTGCTGGTTCAGTTGATATGGGAACAGTACGTTTGACATCTAGATTAGATCCAGATGTTGAAGCATTGATTCGTCCACTTAAGAAGTTGAATGGAGTTGCATACTAATGCAACCAAGTAAAGTCCGCGAAGGATTAAAAAACAACTTACAAGAAATAGATGGACTTAGAGTTTACGATCTAGTTCCTGATGTAATAGTCCCTCCATGTGCAATAATTGGTCAATTAGATCTTACATTTGATCTCAACAATGCGCGTGGACTAGATTCTGCAAATATAGATGTCATGGTAATTGTTCAACGATTCTCAGAACGCACTGGACAAGACAAACTTGACAAATATCTTTCTGGTTCAGGAGATTATTCAATAAAAGCAGCAATTGAATCAGATCGTACTCTCGGTGGAGAAGTCGATACGCTTAGAGTTACTGCGGCTCAATCAGGAGTTTACCAAGCTGCTGATGTTGAATATTTATCATACAGATACCAAGTAACCATATATGGAGATGGAGCATAATGTCATATACAATAAAGTCCGATAATTTTGTATTCGGAGATAAGAAAAAAGGTGACCAAGTCACTGAAAAAGAATTGCTCGATGCAGGTTGTAACCCAGAAGCGCTAGTCAAGGGTGAACATCTATCAAGTAATACACCAACCAAACCAGTAATAGAAAAAGGAGCGGACGAATAATGGCCCGTTTAGTTCTTACAAACGCATATATCACTATCAATGCAGTCAATCTTTCTGACCACATTGCAAGTGTTACTTTAACAACAAATGACGATGTTGTAGAAACAACCGCATTTGGTTCAACTGCTCGTACACGTGTTGCTGGACTTGGCGATAATTCAGTTGCTATTGAATTTCATCAAGATTATGCAGCAGCTAATGTTGAAGCAACAATTTATCCATTGACCACTACCTGCTTCGTATTGAACCTGAACATTTAGTATGTCTGGATTGACAACAGGCCTATCGGTATAT